CATTTGCTGGTGTTCTACAAGGTAAGTATAGAGTATACATCGACCCATATGCAGCAAACCTAACAAGTGCTAACGCAGCACCTACAGGTGGTAATCAGTACTACGTTGTTGGTTACAAAGGAACATCTCCTTACGATGCAGGACTGTTCTACTGTCCATACGTTCCACTACAGATGGTTCGTGCTGTGGGTGAAGATACCTTCCAGCCAAAAATTGGATTTAAGACAAGATACGGTATTGTCGCAAACCCATTTGCTGAAGGAACCACACAAGGTTTGGGTGCACTTCTTGCTAACCAAAACAGATACTACAGAAGAGTGGCTGTTAAAAACCTCATGTAATTCATATTACATATCTTCAAAGGAGACTCATTGCGAGTCTCCTTTTTTTATGCTAAAATACTACTATGAAAAAAGCATCTGAAATTATGATGAATCCTCTCTGGATAACTCCAGTGGCTCTTTTATTAGTCATTGCACTGATAGAGGGTGCTCATACTGGTGCACATATTTTTAAAGATGTAGATGTGCATGGATATTGTAAGAAGTTTGATTTTGAAAACGACTTATGAAAAGAATTACTGTAGTCGGTGGTGGTAATGCAGGGTGTTTTACAGCACTTTACTGTGCATGGAGGGATAAACAAAAAGATTTTGAAGTAGAATTAATATACGATCCTGAGATGCCTCCAGAGAGAGTGGGTCAAGCAACTGTATTAGAAGCATCTGCCTTGTTATGGGCTACAACTGGTTTTAATTGGTATGATAATAAGATAAATGCTACGATGAAAAGTGGTATTTTATATGAGAACTGGGGTAAAACAGATAAATTATTTCACCCATTTCCTGCCGACAGCATGGCAATACACTATTGTCCATGGGAAATGCAAGCAAGTATAATGACATCAGGGCATTTTAAGACTACATATAAAAATTTACCAGAATTAAATGATATTGATAGTGATTATATTTTTGATTGTAGTGGTAAACCAGATAGTTATGATAATTATGAGGAGTTAATAAATCCAATCAATGCTTGTATATTAGCAGAACCTAATTGGAGTACTGCAAGAAATCCATGGAGTAGGCACGTTGCAACTCCTGACGGATGGTGTTTTGTAATACCAACTAGAAAAAAATCACCATCATTTAAATATTGTGTTGGATATTGTTACAACTCAGATATCACATCACAAGAAGATGCGGAGGAAAATTTTTTAAACATGTTTGATGTGTCAATCACAAAACATGTTGTATTTAAAAACTATATTGCTAAAGAACCTGTCATAGATAATAGAATATTTTTAAATGGCAATCGTTTATTTTTTCTAGAACCGATGGAGTCTTCATCAACTCAAGCATATATTGAAATGGCAAGGGCAGTGTTTGATTATTATCTACAAGGTAAAGTGAGTGCCGTTCATGTCAAAGAAGATATGACAAGATACATAAAACAACTTCAAAACTTTATTATATGGCATTATCAATCTGGATCTAAATATGATACACCATTTTGGGATCATGCAAAGTCCTTAACCTTTGAAGATGAAACGTTTGATAAGTTTTTAGAGTATAGTAAGTTATATGATTGCATTCCTGTTACCTATGGTGGAACAACTCAAAATAAATTGTATGGTCAATGGCCTGCATATTCATTCAAAAATTGGAATGAGGGTATGACCCTAAATACATAAGGAGACCTGTATGAACTAATGGCAGAAACAAGAGAAGGCCCATCACAGATAGAGAATAGAAACTTTTTATCACCTGTAGGTTTTAAATTTAACTTACAAAGATCACCAGGTGTTGCATATTTTTGTAATCAAGCAAATATACCAGATCTAACTCTAGGTGTAACAGAACAACCAAACTATCTAAGACCTATACCAACACCAGGTGATATCTTACAGTTCGGGGATCTAACACTTAGATTTCTTGTAGATGAAGATCTTACCAACTACATGGAAATACAAAACTGGCTTCGTGGATTAGGATTTCCAGAAAGTTTACAGGAGTTTGATAAGTTTGAAAAAGAAGGTAAAAATAGATTACCTAAAAGATATGCACAATTTGGAGATCAAATATATTCTGATGGCACACTACAAATATTAAGTAGCAATTTAGTTGCTAAATTCAATGTTAACTTTAGAGAATTATTTCCAGTCAGTCTAACTACCTTAGAATTTGATGCTACGGATACAGATATAGAATACTTTACAGCAGACGTAACTTTCAAGTATACTTTATATACACTCTCTGATACTTCCAACAACCCTTTATAATATGAGTATAACTCTTGAGTCTATTCAAGAGATGTGGGAAAAAGATTCAAAGATGGATCGAGACAATCTACATGAAGAATCACTAAACATCCCCTCTCTACATGCAAAATACTTTGAAATATATAATACTACTTTCCTTCTAAGAAAGAAAGCAGAGCAACAAAGAAAGAACATTCGTCACGAACGATTTGAATATTTTAGTGGCAAGGCTGCTCCTGATGTTTATATACAAAACCCATTTCCAAAGAAAATACGAGACAAAGATACTATGCAGAAGTATCTCGATGCAGATGAGAAATTATCAAATGTGTCACTGAAGATAGACTATTATGACACAATGTTGGTATACTTAGAGAGCATTCTCAAGGTAGTACAGAATAGAACGTATCAGATTAAGAACGCAATAGAATTCATGAGATTTAACTCTGGGCTGGGGTAATAAATAGATATAGATTGATGTATCTATGTGAACAACACTTCAACCAACGTTGTCATATCTAAAGCGAATGAAGTATTTCTTAGGGTAAATGCAGAACCTCATATCGAGTATGAGTTAAGGGATCACTTCACATTCCAAGTTGAGAGTGCAAAGTTTATGCCTCAATATAGGAATCGTAATTGGAATGGTGAAATACATTTATTTGATCTTAGGTCAAAGAGAATCTATGTAGGATTACTAGATCGAATCATAGCATTTTGTCAGAAACACGATTATAGTTTTAAGTTTGTAGAGAATGAATATTACGGAGTTCCTTTTGAACTGAATGAAGGGATATCATATGAGGGTGTTAAAGACTACATGAAGTCTATATGTAGTCATTCTCCAAGGAAATACCAAATTGAGGGAGTATATGATGCTTTAAAGCATAATAGAAAGCTATTGATATCACCCACTGCTTCAGGTAAATCCTTGATGATTTTTTCTCTTGTAAGATATTACTGCGATAAAGGTCAAAAAATATTACTAATTGTTCCAACGACATCTCTCGTAGAGCAGATGTATAAGGATTTTCGGGATTATGGTTGGGATTCTGAGTCATACTGTCACCGTATATATTCTGGAAAAGAAAAAACGAATGAACATCCTGTTACAATTACGACTTGGCAATCTGTTTACAAACTGGATAAATCGTTCTTTGAAGACTATAATGTAGTTATAGGAGATGAAGCTCACCTGTTTAAGAGCAAGTCACTAATATCTATAATGACAAAGTTACACCATGCTAAGTATAGATTTGGATTCACTGGAACTTTAGACGGTACACAGACGCATAAGTGGGTCTTAGAAGGTCTATTTGGCCCTTCATACAAAGTCACAAAGACAGATGAACTAATGAAACAAGGTCATCTCTCACAACTAGATATACAATGTCTAGTTTTGAAACATCCGCCACAGAAGTTTGAAACCTATGAGGATGAACTACAATATCTTATCACACATTCCCAGAGAAACAAATTCATTAAGAACCTAACTCTTGACTTAAAAGGTAATACACTTGTATTGTATAGTAGGGTTGCCACGCACGGAGCAGTGTTACATGAATTAATAAATATAGGTAAGAAAGGTGATCGAAAAGTATTCTTTGTTCATGGTGGGGTCGATGCCGAAGAGAGAGAACTCATCCGTGAAATCACCGAAGAAGAAACAAACGCTATCATTATTGCATCTTATGGAACGTTTTCAACTGGAATCAATATTAAAAACCTCCATAATATTGTTTTTGCCTCTCCGTCAAAGTCTAGAGTTAGAAACCTCCAGAGCATTGGACGAGTACTCAGAAAGGGAACTAACAAAACCAAAGCTATTCTATACGACATCTCTGATGACTGCTCTTTTAAATCAAGAAAGAACTACACATTAAATCATCTCATAGAAAGAATAAAGATCTACAACGAAGAGAACTTTAACTATGATATAATAACAATACAACTAAAGGAATAAGATGGAAGACGATTTTTACGCGACGATAAAATTTAAGAATGGCGAAGAAGTCTTCGCTAAAGTAGCAGCGTCTGAAGAAGAAGATAGAACGATGCTCATTCTTTCATATCCTGTAATGGCCACTGAAGTTAAAGCAAAAGGTGGATTGGTTGGATATAAAGTAGAACCGTGGTTAAAGACCACTAAAGAAGATATGTTTATTGTAAATATGGATGATGTATTAACTATATCTGAATCAAATGATGTTGCTATGATCTCTATGTTTCAACAGTTTATAAATGATTCTGATAAAATGAAAAGAGGAGAACCAAAAATAAGTAGAAAAATGGGATACATTTCCAACGTAAGAGATGCTAAAGAAATTCTAGAGAAATTATATAAATCAAAAGATAATAATAAGAAATCAAGCTAAGATATATCCCTTAAACCTCCACAAAGGTTATTGTAATAGTTTTTTGATAACTTGTCAAGTGTCTCTAAAAGTGTTATACTATCTACATAATAGTGATAAAGACTTATGATCAGAACAGGCACTATGGCAAAACGAAAGAGGTCGGAGCACTATGTCAACAATAAAGAGTTTCTCGCTGCTTTAATTAGATATCGTGAGGATGTTGAGATAGCAAGAATACAGGATAAGCCAAAACCTGTGATACCTCGATACATTGGTGACTGTTTCCTAAAGATTGCCAATCATCTATCATTCAAACCAAACTTTGTAAACTACATGTTTAAGGAGGATATGATATCAGATGGAATCGAAAATTGCGTTCAATACATTCATAATTTTAATCCTGAGAAATCCAAGAATCCTTTTGCTTACTTTACGCAGATTATTCATTATGCATTTCTCCGCAGGATACAAAGGGAAAAGAGACAACTTGAAATTAAAAACAAAATCTTAGAAAGATCGGGATATGACGAAGTTTTCTATGGTGATGACGGTGGAGAGGCTTCTGACTATAATCAAATTAAGGACGCGGTTCATTCTAAGTTAAGATATTAATGAAGATAGCAATTATTACTGATCAGCACTTTGGATGTCGTAAAAATTCAAAGCACTTTCATGATTACTTTCTAAAATTTTATAATGACATATTCTTTCCAACAATAGAGAAAGAGGGTATCACAACCATCGTAGATATGGGAGATACCTTTGATAGTCGTAAAGGAGTTGACTTCTCATCTCTTGCATGGGCAAAGGATCATTACTTTGATCGTCTTAAGCAAATGGGATGTGAAGTTCATACTATAGTTGGAAACCATACTGCATACTACAAGAATACAAATGATGTAAATGCTGTTGATCTATTGTTGCGTGAGTATGAAAATATAAAGATATATTCTGAAGCGACTGATATAAAGATAGATAATTTAGATATTTTACTTATTCCATGGATTAACTGTGAGAATGAGAAGATGACATTGAATGCCATTGACAAATCAAAGTCAAAGGTTGCAATGGGCCACCTTGAGTGTAAGGGATTTAGAATTCATCGTGGTTATGTCATGGAACAAGGAACAGATATTAAAATATTTGATAAGTTTGA